CACCCGGCGGCGACGACGGCCAGCGACGCGACCGTCTTCGCGGCCCCCGCGATCCCCTCGGCCGCATACAAGGCCCAGATCGCCACCGTCGTCGCACCCGATGCGACAGCCGAGGCAGCAGAAGCCACCCACCCGCCGACGATGACGTAGTGCGACGCGAGCTGCGACACCGCCGATGTGGCCCCGGCGGCCTGTGCCGACACCCACGCCGTGACCTGTGTGACGGCCGATGCGACAGCCTTGACGCCCAGGTCGAGGAATATCGGCAGCATCACAACGGTGATGAGCGTCGCGACCGTCTTGAGCGCCGTCTCGCTCTTGCCCACCCAGTCCTTGAATGACGACAGCGCCGGGATGCCCGTGTCGGTGATCCACGACGCGATGCTGGCGAGCGCAGGAAGCCCCGTCCCGGTGATCCAGTCTGAGACACCCCGAGCCGCGAGCCCGATGCGCTCCATTCCGCCAGCGAAGCCGCTCGAGGTGACGTCAGACCCGCCAGCCTGGAATGCTGCAATCAGGGCCTGAACGCCAGGCACCACCGTGCCCGTGACGAACACACCGAATGCCGCCAGGGCCGGGCCGACCTTGACGGACAACGCGGCCCCGAACTTCTGCAACGCGGGGATGCCCGTGTCGTTCATGAACTGCATTCCGTCACCGAACGCCTTGAACACCCGGGTCGCGATCGGCTCGACGGCGAGCAGGACGTTGTTCTTGAACACCAACCACTTCGAGGCGAACGTCGAGACCGCGGAGCCTGCCTTCAGGATCGTGTCGCTCGACGCACCCGACGCCTTCATCATGTCGTCGAGGTTGACCTTGCCGGACTTCACCGCAGCCACGAACTGGGCCGCACCACGAGTGCCGAAGATGCCCGCCGCGAGTGCGATCGCCTTGGCGTCCTGGCCCGACTTCGTGAACGCCTCGATCGACTTCACGGTCTCCCGCAGCGCAGGACCCGGCGCCTTGCCCGCCTTGGAGAACTTCGTCAAGCCGATCGTCAGAGCCATGATCGTCTTGCCCGAGTTGATGCCCGCCTTGTCGAGCACACCGACCAGGGCCGCACTGTCAGCGAACGACAACCCGAACTGCCGGAACGCTGGGGCGCCCTTGGTGGCGGCAGCCGCGAGCTCGTTGATGCCCATGCCGGTCGCCTGGCTGATCTGGAACAGCTGGTCCAGTGCCCCCGACATGTTCGCGCTACTGATGCCGAAGGCGTTGAACGACCCGGTGACCGTGTTCAGGTCCAGGGCTTGCTTGGTGATCCGCCCGGCCACCAGGAACTGCCGGGTCAGGGTCTCCAACACTGGGCCGGTCAGGCCGAGGCGGACGTTCAGCGCTGTGACAGTCTTGCCGATGTCCGCGAACGACGACGGGACCTTCTGGCCCACGTTCTTCGCCGACGCGACCAGGGAGTCCAAGGCGGAACCGGTCGCACCCGTGCCCACCCGGATGATGGACGTCATCTCGTGGAACGTGCTACCGATCGCAGCCAGCGTGCCCACAGCAGCGAGGACCGCCGCGACGGGGAGCGCCTTCTTGATCGCACCGAGCAAGCCCGCGCCACCGGACGCACCGGCTGCCGCCATCTGCGGAGCGATGCCCTTCGACAGGGAAGCGCCGAAACCGAGGGCGCTCGGAATGACGGAGAGGGTGGCGTAACCGATGTTTTCAGACACGAGTCACGCCCCTCTCGTCAGGTGATCTCGCCGGCGTCGATGGCGCGTTGCCGTTCGCGTGCCCGGATGCGCGCGGCCCGGATTCGTTTCGCCCGCTCGGGGTCCGTGATGGGTGATGACTTCGGCAGCGCCGGGTGAGGTTCGCCCGCCATGGCCCCGTACAAGTGCGCGGCCAGGTAGTGTTCGAGACGCCACCCCGGGCCACCGAGGGCGATCGACGTCGCCGAATCCGGGGGGAAGTGGAGGACCCGGACGAGGATCTCCCGGAGCGTCAGACGCCGGTGCCCGTCCGAGTCGAAGCGCCACCGGTCGGTGTAGCGGAGGTGACAGAGGATCGAGAGGTCGGCTTCTACCGCGTCCGGGTGGTCACGGAGCAGGCGGAGAAGCTGCGTCAGTTTCCCGCGTCGTCACCCAGACCGAGGCCCTTGTTGATCGCCTCGAACAGGTCGACACCGTCGCGCTTGCGCGGCTTCGTCTTCATGAACTCGGCCCATTGCTTCGCGCCGAGCATCAGTTCGAGGCTGGTGAAGTTCAGGCCCTTCTCGGCTGCGGAGATGGTCTCCACGGTCCAGTCGTCGGGGTCGGTGGGCACGGTGAACGTGTGCCCGCGCCATTCGACGTTGGTCATCTCGATGCCCTCGGCTTCGATCTGGGCGGCGGGCTTCTTGTGGTCGGTGGGCACGGTGGCGCCCTTCGGGATGGTGGTCATGACGCGGTTCTCCTTCGTGGTGTCGTCGCGGTTCAAGGGGTGAAGGCCGGCCGGGCGAACCGCGACAGAACTCCCGGCCGGCCGCTCAGATCAGGACGAGACGGTCGTCACGTCCGGAGCCGTCGAGGTCACGCCGCCGTAGGTGCACGAGATGCTCGACGTACCCGTCGCTACGCTGGTGACGTACCCGCGCGCCACGGTCGCCTTCGCCGGGGTCGCCGACGTCCACGCAGCCTGGTCGGTGATGACACCCGTGGTCGTGTCGGTGTACGTGGCGGTTGCCACGAGGACGCCGATGCTCTTGCCGGCCAGGGACAGCGCCAGCGTCAGCGGGGTGATCGCAATGGTCGCGATGTCCGGGACGGACTGGACGTCGAACAGGACGCCGCCCGAGTCAGGGAAGATGACAGCCGCGAGGGGCCGCTTCGTGAGGTCTTCCTCGCTGTCCTTGATCGCCCCGTCCACGGTGATCTGCGCGTAGTTCTTCGAGATGGCCCGGCGGACCTTTCCGCCCGTGCGGGTCTCGAACGCGATCATGAGGTTCGCGGGACGCGGGACGATAATCTGCGATGCGGTCGACCCGGGCCAGATCAGCGAACGGGTTGCCACGTTGTCCTCGAGGACGCTGAACTTCTTGGTGAGCTTGAAGTTCTTCCGCGACGTGGCGACGAGGATGCCACCCCATGCGAAGTGGTCATTGACGTCCTCTTCACGCGACTCCTCGAAGCCGTCGCTGCCGTCGAGCAGACCGACGAGCGACCATGCGCCCGAGAACGCCGCCGAGGCGTCGGCCGGGAGGGGTGAACCGATTGGTGCGATGTAGACGTCGGCGTCCGACCAAACGGACGCGTTAGCCGGAGTACCGGACATGGGTGATCTCCTTCGGGGTGGTGGGTTGCGGGCGTCGCGGTTCACCGGCCCCGAGGGGCTGGGGGAGCAGAGGTCAGGCGAGGACGGTCATGCGCAGGTTCACGCGCACGGACACGCTGGCGAGCTGAGCGCCGGTATCCGGGTCACGGGTAGGCAGGACACCCGTGAGGGGCTGCACAGACGCCACGGACACGCTGCCCGGGTAGGAGCACAGGATCGCCTGGCAGAGGGCCGCGAGGCGCTTGGCTTCGGTCGTGGACGCCACCGTCTGCCCCGCTTGGGCCGCCACCCACGATGTGACTCGAACGGTCACCTTCCAGAGGATCGGGTAGATGACCTCGGGTGTGCCGTCGAGGGCGACCTGCATGTGCGGCTTTGACCCGGCCGCGAACGTCGCGGGGATGTACGCGCCGACCGTCACGTCCTCGGCACGGGCGGCGAGACCAGCGGTCAGGATATCGACGGGGATGTGCTCCGCGTCAGGCGGGATTGCGAGTGGCTTACTCATTGCGAGCCTCCCTCACACGATCCACGTCTTCTGGCAATGCGTGCACCAGAACATCTTTCGTCTACCCAGGTCGATGATCTGCTCAGCGATCCACGAGATGGCCGGCCTCGTGTTGGCTGGATTGCCTCCTCGATCGTGATGAAAGCAACTGCGCCTTTCCCTCCACTTGCTCACTTGGCCCTCACCTCCAAGCCCTCAGCGGCGGCGGCGCGGGCGAGGATGCCGTACTTCGCTTCGAGGGCGAGCCCGGCCGGGTGGTTGACCCGGACGACCGCGATGGCCCGGTCAGTGGTGAACGGCGCGACCGTGACCGTCGCGTCGGGCAGCATGTCGGGGTTCGCCGCAGCGTTCGCCGCAACCTTCACCGCGATCGTGTTGATCGGGGCCTTGCACGTCTCCCGGAGGATCTTCCCGATCGCCTCGTAGTCGGGGTGGTAGATGTCAGCCATCAGCCGACCGCCCGCTTCGCGCGGATCGTCACCGATCCGGGGCCGCCCGGGTCCGTGCGCCAGTCGCCGACCTCACCCTCGACGTTGCACAACACGCCGCGCACCTCGAGCTGGTCCGCGCTCAGGACATCTGTCTCCGGGCGCGCCGACACCGTCCACGATGTGACGACCCCGACGCGCCCGCGAGTGGCACCCTCGGTCGATCCGGTCGGCTCGACGATGCACTGGGTGATGTCGGTGCGGGTCGTCGTGCCGGGGATCGGGTCGCCGTAGGGGTCAATGCCGCCCTCGGTGGTGCGGATGCGCACGACCGTCTCCTGCGCGAACCGGGGCCACTTCACGGCCGACCTGGCAACCTGTAGCGGTCCAGCACGGCGAGTTCATCCGTGCTGAACTCCTGCCCAGCGTCCGAGTACGTCTCCGACCGCGGGCCCATCGTCGCGGACTTCACGCGGTCGGGGATGTTTTGCCCCCGGTCAGCGCGAGCCAAGATCAGCCGAGACAGGTCGAGCGCCTCATCGAAGCCGTGAGTCATCACGACCACGACCTTGCCGAGACCCGTCGACCAACGGCACACCTGCGCGAAATACGGGCCACGCGGCACGTATTCGATGACGCCGATGGGCGACCACGAGTAGTCCGCCGTGGTGAGCAGAACGCCGTCGTAGGTCACCGAAGTGATCGCCGTGACGTGCAGGCTCGGGAGGATCTGCGTGCTCGTGCCAGACCCGTCGAGCGTCACCGTCTCGGCAGCACTCGGGGTGACATGCCACCCGCAGTACCGGCGCACGAGGGCGGTGGCCTCGTCGATCGCGGACTGTGCGTCACCACCCTGATACAGCGCCAGGTCTGCGGGGGTGACGATCGGGTCAGCGGCCACCGGACTTGTTCTGCGCGGTCCGCGCCTTGTTCAGCGGTGCCGGCGCCTGCTTGGTCTCGACGGGCTTCGCGCCCAGGCGCTTCGCCTCGGCCTCGTCGAGCAGGAAGGTGTGCGGGATGCCGCCGATGATCAGCGTGTATTCCTTCATGAGGTCTCTCCTTCGAGGCGGGTAGTGGTCGCGCCTGCCGGGGGCCGACGATCAGCCGACCCCCGGCAGGTCACGGTTACGTGGTACCCAGGGTCAGCTTCACGAAGCCGGCCGGAAGACGGACGGCCAGTGCGAGCCGCTCCTCCGCACGAACCGTCACGAGGTTGCTCGTGAAGTCCGACGCGTGGGAGTTGGTGGACTCGACGCGGACGCCGCCCTTGCGGTACACGGTCGCGGCCTGGCTGTACGCGCCGACCAGGACCGTCCCAGCCGTGATGGCCGGGGTGACGACGGTGCGCAGGCCCCAGAGCGGGGGCTGCGCGGTGAGGGTGCCGTTGCCGTACTCGGCAGCGAAGAACCCGCCGCCGTAGTACTGCAGGTTGGTGTCCTTCGCCAGGCGGAACGCCTGGTAGTCGGTCGGGTTGATCACGATGCCATCAGCATCGAGACCCGAGCCGGTCGAGACCTTCGTCATCGACCGGAACACGGCGTCGGGGTTGTCGAGTTTCGTCGCGCCCGTCTCCGTCTGGATGCCCGAGCGACGCAGGATGCCGAGGATGGTCGAGCCAGTGCCGAGACCGTCGAGAAGTTGCGCCTCCTCGAACTTCGCGAGCTCGTAGAGCAGCCGGCCGTTGATCTCCGAGACGTAGAAGTCCAGGTCCTCGGTCATCTCGTCCGTGAACTTCACGAACCCGGCGATCTTCTTGAGAGCGTCGGTGACCGTGGTCGGGTCGACCACGTGGAGCTGCGGCTTGGCGCCGGCCTCAGCGACCGTGGTGAACGCGCCCTCAAGCGCAGCCTCCACGAAGTAGCTGATCGCGTTGCCCGAGATCGTGCCCGAGCCGAGCAGGTCAGTCACGACGAGCCGCGGACGGACACCGTGGATGATGGTGCGGTCGACCTGGGTGAGGACCGGGCTGAACCCGGAACCGATCACCTGGTTGTCGGTCGCGGCCTTGGTCCACTCAGGCGCCGACACAGATGCTCCGTCGACGCCGCGGATCTCAGCGAGGCGAGCACCCGCGTGCTTGACGAAGTGCTCGCCGAGCGTGCGCGCGATCTCGTGCTGTTCCGGGGTGTGCTGGCCCGACTTGGCGTCGGGGGTCAGCTCGGCGAGACGCGCCAGGCGCGCCTGGTCGCCGTCCGCGGCCTTGATCAGGACGTCGAGCTCGTCGACCTCCTTGAGGTGCAGTTCGACCTGCGACTTCTCGTCGTCGGTCATGCTGCGGACTGCGGACTTGGCGCCTTCGACGATCGCTTGCGCGGCGGCGAGGGCGGCGGCCCGCTTCTGGTGCATGTTCATGGCGAGACCCCTTCCAGGATCTTGATACGGATGTGGGTTGCCAGGTCGTCAACGGACACGTCATGGATGGGTTCATCGGCCTTCACCCCTGAGGGTTCGTCGGTCTTCACCGGGCCATCCGTGCTGGCCTTTCCCTGGTCTGCCTCGGCTGCCGCGATGACGGTGCCGATGCCTTCCTGCGCGGAGCGCAGGGAGTCGATGTGCTTCTGTGCGAGGACCCGCCCGATCTTCATGCCGTCCGCCGCGAGCGCGTCCACCGCGGCCTTGACGGCCAGGACTTCGGTCTCCTGGTTGGCGCCGAGCGGGACGACGGAGACCTCGTAGAGCTTGAGGATGCGCAACTCGTTCGTGGTGACGCCGTCTGTGGTGACAGGCCCGCCGTCGATGACGTCGTAGGCGAACGACATCTGCGTCACCCGACGCCCCTTGAGGAGCCGGTACACCTGCGCGGCCTTGGGCGCTTCGAGGTCGAGTTGACCCGTGACGAGGAGCCCGTGGTCGTCCTCGACGGCGGTGACGACAGACCCGATGTTCGAGAACGGGTCGTACATGTCGTGGCCCCATAGGCACGGGATGGAGTCACCCGACGCCGCCCACTCGGCGAGCGTGTCCGTGAACGCGCCCTTGACGACGGTGTCACCAAAGGAGTCCTCGTTGCCGAACACGGACGCATAGGCGGTGAACTGGCCGTCGAGCAGCCCATCGGTGGGGCCGGCGGCCTTGATCTTGACGGACGCGGTCTTGATTTTCATCGGAGGCTCCTTTGGTGGGGCATCATGCGACTTGGCGTCCATGGTTATGCTGGATGTTGTGCAGGGGCGCGCGTTTCGTGATGAGGGATTTCTCGCGGGCCTCGGAGGCTGTTCGCGTCTCGTACCGCTCGAACTCGACTCGGCAGACTTGGCTGAACCAAGGCTTGTGCCGGTAGTGCTCGACCAGTCGCACGGGACCACGGTCGGTGATGCCTACATACAGGAGCACGCTGTTTGCGTCGTGCAAGAGGTAGACCATGTGCTTGCCCGTTTGCTGTGCAGTAGATAGCCCGTCATGCCTTGCCTTCTCGACGTAGAACCCGTAGATGGCGTGGACCGCGCTGGCTCGACCTGCCCGATCTTGAATCGGGCCAACCGCTTTGGTGATGTCGGAGTGCAGTAGTTCCATGACCTGAGTCGAGGCATCTCTAGATGCCCCGACGTCTGCGCTGAGTTCATTCACCCATCGGTTGAGGTCATGCGCCTTCGCTACGTCCAGACCGGCGCCGATCTTTGAGGCAACCGCACGCTCCTGGCGGGCGAGATGCTCGACCAATGCGCTCACGAGACCGAGATTTCCAGTTCACAATTGCAGCCGGCGTCCTCAGCGGAGCCGCCCGACGCATCGCCGGGCCACGCCTGGCCGTTGGAGAAGTTCTCGGAGAGCGGGACCGTCTCGCCATCCATCGCAGCGTGGCTCGCCCGCGGGTTCCCACCCGTCAGCCACGTCTTCGACGCCCTGTCACCGGCGACCTGGTGGGCTGCCTCCTGGGTCGCCCACGCCGAGAGCATCGTGACTGCTGACACCGCGATCTCGACCGACCGCGAACCCTCCGCGACGTCGAACACATTCATCACCGCGCCGGATGGGTCATCCCCTGCCAGCGCCGCGTCGATCTGCGCCTTCGTGGCCGCGTTGATCGACTTGGCCGAACGAGCGGACACCTCCTTGAGCCACGCGAGCGTGCGGTCGACGTCGTAGGCGTCAGGGGCGAACCCGATCGAGTCGAGTACCTTCGCAGAGACCTGCGTCGTCACCTGGACCGCGAGGCGGTACAGGTCGTCGGACAACTCGCCGTCCCAGCGCTCCTCGTCCCACCAATCCTCGTCGGACTTCGCGCCCAGCCGTGATTTGACCACGCCGGCTTGCTTGCGGAAGAACTTGTGCACCACCTCGGCGTACTTGTCTTCGTGCGCCTGCGGAGCACGCGCCTTGACGTGCCTCTCAGCCGGGACGATCAGGGCGGATGCGGACTTCGGCGGGACCGAATCACGCGGCGACGCCTGCCCGCCCACCAGCACGTTCAACGGCACCACAAGGGTGTCCGCGTCAGGGATGCTCGGCAGGTTCATCCGTGCCCGGGCCTCGGAGCGCAGCATCCACGGCGCGCCGGTCGACGTCGACAGGGTCGCGGCCTGCTCCTCGAAGTTGCCCTGCATCTTCGCGGCGATGTTGAACTCGACGTAGACGCCATCACGCGGGTCAAGGATCGGCACGAGGAACGTGTTCATCCGGTCCTGGAACTGCGCCAGCACCGGGCCGAGGGTGTCTCCGTAGAGCATCGAACGGAACTCGCGCACGTTCGAGTAATTCGCGCCCGTGTTGTCCCCGAGCATCGTCGGATTCGTGTGGTAGACCCCCGCGACGGTGGCGAGGGAGAGTTTCGCGGCCTCCACGAACTGCTGCTCGTGCGCGTTGAAGTCGAGCTTCGAGATGGTCATGCCATCCTCGAGGATCGGCGTGCCGCCGACATTCGAGCCATCACCCGTGAACTTTGAGTTCCAGTCCTTGCGGAACGTCTCGCGCGCCTCCGGCGACCACGTCGCCAGAGCAGGCCGCTGGATGACTGAGGAGATCCGCCCGCCGCGTTGCCAGACCTGCTGGCGGTGCGCGACAGCCATCATCTGCTCGGCGAGGATCGCCTTGAGCGCGCCCACCGGCGACGCCCCATAGCGGGCATCGTCAGGGTTCCACCCGTGGAAGTCGATGACCTTCTCAGCCGCGAGGTAGACCGCGTTCACGCCGCCGATGGCCTGCACCTTGTACTGAGCAAAGCCAAACGCATCGCCGCCCATCGGCGTAACCCACACAGGAGGGAGTCGGTACAGCGACCAACCAGAGGGCGCGTTCGCGTCCTTGGCGAAGTGCAGGTACGCGACGTCGTAGAGCGCCAGGTCGCCCACGAGACCAAACACGAGCTCGTAGGTCGTCGTCTTCGCGTTCGGACGTGCGAGCGTCTGGACCAGGGCGCCGTCACGAAGACGCTGACGGTCAACCTCGCCGCTGCGCTGGAACGAGTGCAGGCCGAGCTGCGCGATGTTGCGGGCGATGAACGTGACCACCGTGCGCAGGTGCGGCTGCGTGCGCCAAATCTCGGCGGGCGCCATGCCGAGCACCTCGTCGTGGACCAGGCTCGGGCCATAGGTGACCTCTTGGCCCTGGTAGGTGGCCGGCGAACCATTGAGCCGCTTGAGGAAATCGAACACGCCCACTAGATCACCCCGACCCCTACACCTGATTCATACGCGGAAACGAACGGGACCTCGGTGTGTTGCATCGCACCCCAGACGGCACCGGTAGCGGCAACGAGCGGGGCGGCATCGTTCGGTGACGCCTTGCGGTTCCACACCCACGAGTCACCCAGCGGCTTCGTCACGGCAGTACCCGCGGCGACGTCGAGCACGGGCTGCGGACGGTGGCACAAACCCTCACGGGCCAACTCACCCTCGGGTGCCTTGGAGCGCACGACGAGGTCGAAGAACTGACCAGACGCCGCGCCGAGATCCGAGCCCATCCACTCGACGACCGTCAAGTGCGGAACCGCGGCAAGGTCACCGAGCATCGATGACGCCGGGGCGCCCCTCGCCTGCACGACGACACTCATCGGGTTCTCAGCAGTCGCACGATCGGCAAACCACCCGGCCACCCACTCGGTGCCCGACCGTTGCGCCACGATCTCGACGTGCGGCAGGCCATCCTCACGGATACCCGCCACGGCGACGTAGGACATCGACCGGTCCCACGACGTGTCCAGGCAGTACATGACCGACGCACCGTCCGGGATGACCGACGCCGGGTCGACCCCGGCCTCCCACGTCGTCGGCGGGAACGGACCCTCGATCGTGCCGTCCGACCACTGGCACAGCACCTCGGTGCGGAACACCCACTCCGGGTCCGTCTTGCATGCCGAAGCGATGTTGCGCTCGGCGATCCCGTTCGGGTAGTTCAGCGCAGGGGTGGCCTGCGCCCATCCGGCCCGATCCCAACGATCAGAACCAGGAGCCGCGGACCACTCGAAGATGCCGAGCGTGTCCTCATCGGTCTCGAGATCCTCATCGTCCGGCAGCAACGCAGCCGGCGCCTCGTCCTTGCTCAACCCGTCCGGGTCACCGAGCGCCAGGTGAGCCATCTTCCGCAGGTAACGGGCCACGATGCTCGCCGCGTCGCCCGCGTTCGACAACGCCAGCACCATCGCATTCGGGCGAGCGATCGTCGTCTTCGTCAGCGCCGCCCACGCATCCCATGACGTGTGCTCGCGCAACTCGTCCAGCAAGATCAGATCAGCCGTCAGACTCCGGCCGGCGCGACGATTCGCAGCCTTGACCTTGTACCGCTCACCCGACGTCAACTCGAGGGACTTCTTGCCGTTCACCTTGATGACGCGCGACTTGAGATCGTTGAGCTCCGGCGTCTCCTCGACGAAGTCGACGGCGCCCTGCCAAATCTCCTCAGCAATGTCAAGATCCTGCGCAGTCCCGATCACCAGCGCGGCACCGAGCACGAACATGAACCACAGGGCGAGCACCTGGGAGAGCGTCGACTTTCCGTTCTGCCGACCAACCAGCACCACGACCGTGCGGAACCGGAACGACCCATCGACCAACAGCTCGAGCATGTGGATCAGAAGCCACTTCTGCCACGGATGCAACGTGATCTCGAGCACCGTCTCAGCGAACTCGATCACCGAGAAGCCGGCCGACGTCTCCGGTGTCAGTTCACGCAGAGGCGGGGTGAAGATCCGCGGGACCTCGCAGCCCAGCCGCCTAGCCCGAACGGGTGTTGCGACCACCCTGGATAGAGCGGAGGTTCGCGAGCTTGCCACCGCTGCCCTCCGGCTTCTTCACATCCACCACCGACGCAGGAGTCAGGCGCAGATCGGCGCAGTACCCGCGGTACGACGGCAGCGACACGTTGTCGAACTTGCCGCGGGCGAAGGGGAAGTCAGGGTCGTCGATCAACTCGGCAACCCTACGAATCGCCGCGATCGGACCAGCCGACAGGTCCTCGTCGAGAGCGCCAGCCTTCACAGCAGCTTCGATCGACCGATTCGTGGCCTCGAGGATGCCCACGGCAAGCCTCCTAGCGCGCACGACCCCCGGTCAAGTTTCCGGGGGGGGATGGGATACTACCGGCGCTTACCCCCGTGTTTTGCAGGGTTCGCGATTGCGACGCCCCTGCCCCCATCACCACTCCCTCGACCTCAGTCCGAGTCCGGGTCGGTCGTCGCGTGCGTTCTTCGACGAGTTGCATCGACGATGTGCGGCACGCAGATTGCCTGGGTCAGTGCGCAACTCAGGGTGGCCGATCCACGACTTGATGTGGTCCACGGTGAACGCGCTGGGGTCGCCGGGGTCTTCGATTGTGTAGTCGATCTTCTGTCCACAGATGCCGCAGTCTGCATGTCGCGCCCGAACCCCGGCGGCGAGTCTGAGCCAGGGTCGGCCCTTGTGTCCGGAGGTCGCGCCCATGTCGTCCTCCTGACGTGTGCCCCGTCCAGCGCAGGGTTTGCCAGCCAGTGTCCTTGAGGGGTTGTTGGCGCTGGGCCTGCTGCTGCTGAACGGGAGTGTGGTGTGCCGTGAGCGGGCCGGGCTGACTTCCACCAGCCTGCACAGGAGCGCAATCTGTGGCGGCTCGTTCACGCGCTATGTCCCGGCCGTGTCATGACTGGCAGCCCAGGGGCAACCGACGGCCGTTGATGTGAACCCCGCCGAACCATGCGACGGGAGTGTGGCTGCCGCGACTCTGCCAGTGGCTTCGTCCGCAGTGTCTCGGTATTGCCGCAACCGTCCGGAAGCGGAGGGACCGAGGAGCGCAAGGCCCGGGTCCCACCATAAGGGGCGGGTAGCACCGGGCCCCACTTCCGACATCCCCAGCGGGGAGCGGCGTGTGTGATGGCCGGGGAGCGTGTGCTCAACCCGGCCGTAGAGATAGTTCTGCACCCCCATCCTGACACGACCGAGTTCAGGATGCAACATCGTCGGTTTCTTCGGCGAGTCGCAGGATGTCGGAGACCCGGTAGAGGGCTGTTCCGGTGGGGTCTTCACCGTAGGGGTGGATGCGTCCGCGTTGCTTCCACTTCCAGATGCGGGCGGCTTTGACGGAGTACCGGTGGGTGGCTGTGGTGATGGTGATGAGGTCGTCGTGTTGGAGTTGGCCGATGCGTTCGGTGATGGGCCAGGTGAGGTTGTGTCCGTGGGCGTCTTGGCAGCGGCGGCAGATGGCGGTGGCGTTCTGCTCGAGGGTTTTCCAGCCTTCTCCGAGGATGAGTGGGTTGCCGCAGTAGGGGCAGCGGGTGTCGCCGGGGACTCGCATGGTGGGTTCTTCACCGGGCTTGGTGTCGTCGAGGATGCGTCGGATACGGCGGGGCCAGCCGAGGAGTGCGGTGGTGGGGTCGTCGAGGTCTAGGTGGGTGAGTCCTTTGGCGTGGCCGTGGGCGATGAGGACGGGGAGGCGGTTGATGGCTTCGGCGACTTGGGTGTCGCTGCCGCCCCGGTATTTGGCGGTTTGGAAGAGGCGGATGGTGAGTTGGGTTTCGTAGCGGCGGGCGTCGGCGTGGATTTCGTAGTAGAGCATGGCGGCGGGGGTGTTCCAGGGGATGGGTGCGTAGCGGTGTTTGGTGTGGGAGCCGATGTTGGATTCGAGGATGGTGCGTTGGTCGGGGATGATGGCTTTGAGGCGTGGGAGGAGGTCGGTGGTGGTGAGTTCGCGGGCT